TCACCACGCTGGAACGTAAGTCCGGCGCGGCTTGACGAGTGACAGCAGCGTATTAAAACCCTCGGAAATTTTTTCCAAAACTCCCTTCTTTTTTGCCTCTTCTTCGACCAGCGCCATAAACATTTCGCGTGGGTCGATGCCTGCTTCTTTCGCCAGCAAAAACGCGCTCGTGTAGTCGGGCAGGGTCTGTCCTTTGACGTACCTGTCGAGCGTCTGTTGCTTCATGCCGATGGCCTTCGCCACGCTGTTCACGCTACGGCCATGTAGCGCCATATCTATCAATTCGCGATAGCTCATAGTTATTTCCTCTTTGGGTGGCTACACAGTTCTGTGTAAGCTTTCGGCCATGTCCTACACAGATCGGTGTAACTCAAAGTCGGGTTACACAGGGCGGAGTGTAGTCGGTAAACCGCGAGGGGTAAACGAATGGGCCAAGTGGCGTTGTTTCTAGCTGTTGCAGCAGGCGTAGGTGCTGCCGCTGCCATCGGTGCGTGGGTAGGGCTGTGGGCCGCTACGCGCATCGCCTCGGCGCTGGTTGAAGACGTCCGTAGGGGTGCGTGATGGCAATGCGCGTCGATCTTGAAACGGGTGAAATTCTCGGCGCAGTCGGCGGTGTGTCGCTGGCTTCGGTCGTTGGGGCGTCGCTGGGACTGGAATCTGCCGAAGGCTCGTCCCCCCGTCCTGTAACACGGGGGGAACTTGATCTTGCCGATGGTCTCGACGGTGTTAAGACCAAGCTCGACTGGCTGCATGCCTCTTGGGAACTGACCGGCCCGGAAAACGAGATTGAATGGGTGCGCGATTCGATTTTCGGTTGCGAAGGTCCGGGTGTCGAGCGCAAGTTCCGGTATGAGCGTCGGCAGGGCAAGGGGCTGTTCGGCTTCGCAGAGTCCGAGGACGTGATGTATTGCGTCGGCGGTCAATGGGAACGCGTTGCGGTGCTGGCGTGGGGCGGCCATGACAAGCAGGCGAACATGGGCTTCCTCCAAATCAGCGGTACGGGCTGCAACGCGCTCGGCCTGAACGAGGACAAGTACGAGCGGGGAAATCTGCGCGTTGTTCTTCAGTCGATCAAAGCGACCATTACGCGCCTGGACATCTGTTTCGATACCGAATCGCTCGGCGTCATGGATTGCTGGCAGGCCTATCAGGATGGGCTCTTTCAGCGCCAGAGTGCGCGGCCTTCGTATGACCAAGCGGGTGATTGGCTTGAGCATCAGGGCAGGGGGCGAACGCTCTATATCGGCAAGGCCAAGAACGGCAAGCTGATTCGTTGCTACGAGAAGGGCAAACAGCTTGGGGACCCGGATTCTCCGTGGTTGCGTCTTGAGGTCCAGTGGGGCAATCGTGATCGCGTCATTCCGTATGACGCCATTACCGATACGGACGCCTATTTCGTCGGCGCGGCTCCTTTTTTTTCCACTGTCTTGGCTTCCGTCCCGCGCTTGGTCAAGACGATGTCTAAGGGCGCGGCAATCGTGGCGGCGAAGCTTGTGGAGCATGGGCGCGAGGCCTATGGCCGCTTCATCAATCAGCTTGTGCGGGCCAAATGGTCGGCAGAGCAAATCGTTTCCGTGTTGCGTCGTGAGGGTGCGCCCAAACGCATGGTGCCCTTCGTTTTGAAGGACGGCGCATTCTTTCCAAGTGGTTATTTCGAGGGGTCAATGTCATGAGTGAAGCGGCACAACAGCAAAAAATGGGCGTCAATCAGGCGCTCATTCGTGGGCGCGTTGAGGAATCGACGGCGTTGGAAAACGGCGGCTTCGACACTGCTATTGCGATGCCTGCGCCGGATGAGTTCTCGTCGCCGTCCTTCATTCACGTGTATTCGGACAAGCGTCTCGGGCAGAAGGGCGAGGTTGTGCAGGTGCTCGTGGACGTGCGCGGCTTCCGTCAGCGCATCAACGGTAACAAGGGCGTGTGGGTGAAGTACACGAACACGCTGCGGGCGGTTCAGTAACGCCATGGGCGACACGTGCTGCACCGCTGAACAGCTTGCTGCCATCGGCATTAATGCTGCGGATATCGCCCTGGCGTTCGCCTGGGGCATGAAGGCGGTGTTGGCGGTCTGGGCGGTCGGTTTTGCAGTGGGCGTCATAGTGGACGCGATTCGTAAGGTGTAGGGCATTTGCCCAAACGGTTGCCGGGCCGTTACCCGGCGTTCTCGGGAGTAGGAAATGCAAGAAATCTTCGCAGCAGTGGATCTGAGCGGTACGCAAACGGCCGTGATCGCCATGGGCGTTCTGATCATCGGCATCGCAATGGCTTTCAAGGGCATCAGCCTGGCGAAGCGCGGCGTCAACAAGGCCTAAGGGGGCTGGCGTGACGGGGGCACTGGTGGCGCTGTTTTACGCGCTCGTGGCGATGCTCGGTGGCATCAGTGCCCTGGTCTTCATTCTGGCTTTCCGGGGGCGGATCTCATGAGAAAACACATCGGAACGGGGTTACTAACGGCGCTATTTATGGCGCTGTTTTTCATTGGGCAGCGTGCACACGCTCAGACGCACCTGGTCTGGGACAGTAACGGCAACATCATTGCGTCCAGCTCGGAGGCTAACCGTTTGCAGCTCTCGCGGGACATTACGGCGTACAACCAGGCACGGATCGCTGGGGCGATCAAATCGGCGGCGGTGCAGGGGGCGGAGGTGGTGGCTACGCGGGCGGCTACGTTGGAAATTCCGGCTGCTGCTGGGATGGGTAAGGCGGTGAAGCTAGGTCTTGAGGAATTTGTGCGCTATCCGCTGGCGTCGGTTGGGAAGGGCATGGTTACCGCTGCTCGGCTTACTCCGTGGGGTGTTGTCGGGACGGTTGCAGGGTCGTTGCTGCTAGATGCTGGCATTTCGTATGCGAATGGTCAGTGGGGGAAATCACCGGCTTTGCCTCAGTATGGATCGAAGGCGTGGTTTAAGCCGGGTACTGATCAGACCGGTCCGTATTACGACACTCCGGTTTTGGCTTGCGAGGCGTTCGCTACTGCGGCGGGGCTGCCTGGCGTCCGGTCGACCGACCCTAGCGGCGGTACAGATCCTGTCACTGGTCTTTACAACCAGTACACCTGTTCTGCCAAGAACGCCGGGGGTTCGTGGGTATCGCTTGGTTCTATTTTTTCGGGCTCTTCTCATTGCGTGACGGGCTACGTCTGGAACGGTAGCAAGTGTGTGTCGTCTTCGGGTGACGTGCCTGCATCTGATGCGGACATTCAGAACGCGATTCAGACTGGGTTGACCAATAAGCCGACCATGGCGGCTGACGTACTGAAGAATATTTATGACAACGGGGGCTATGTGCCCCTGGATGCTGCGAACGCGGCTGGCTTCAATATCCCGACCAACACGGTTACCGGACAGCCTAGTACGACTACGACGACCAGCACGGGGACGGACGGTAAGACTCTGACGACGACCAGCACGACCACCCCCACTGCAACGGTGAGTCAGGCGGGAAACACCGTCACAAATAACACGCTTACCTACAACATTTCTAACGTCACCACCACGGTGACGAAGGATTCCGCGGGCAACACGGTCAATTCCAGCACGTCCACCACGGACAAAAGCGACGACGCCTTTAGCGACTCTGCCATGCCTGGGGTGCCGAAGCTCTACGAGCAGAAGTATCCGGAGGGTGTTGCGGGGGTCTGGAACACGTCGAAGCCGGACATTAGCAATACGGCTTTCTACAACGGTATCCGCTCGATGTTCCCGTCTTTCGGGGGCGGTCAGTGCCCTGTGTGGCGGATGTCTTTCAACTTCGGCGGTGCTGGGAATTTCGGCTCCGGCGATCTCACTGTGCCTTGCTGGATTTTCCAGGCACTCGGCCTGGTCATCCTGGCTACGGCGGCTTTCACCTCTCGCAAGATTCTTTTCTAAGGAGCGGACATGGGCGCGTTCTTCACGGCTGTCTTGGCGAAGTTCGCCGCGTTGGCGGGTTGGATCGGTTCCCTGGCGGTGGCGGTGTTTGCAGCCGCCTGGATGTTTGGCACTGACCTGGTGTGCTGGGCCTTTGAGTCGTTCCTCAAGCTCACGCAGGTGATTCTGAATGGTTTGCCTGGGACGGATGCCTTCGCGGCATTGAACCCGGCGCAGTACATCAGCGCGGCTCCGCCCGAGCTGGTCAACATGATTGGCCTCATGCGGGTGGGCGAGGGGCTAGCCATGATCCTCGCGGCGATCGGCATCAAGCTGGTCCTGCAACTTATTCCGTTCACCCGTCTTGGGAGCTGACTATGGATTTCTTCGGGTTTCGTGCACGCCGTGCGCGTGCTCAGCTGTTGGAAAAGCTGTCTGACCTGCACGCTGAGTTGAATGAAGAATATCGGGACTCTGTCGCGGCTTATCAGGAGTGGAAGGATGTTTGGGAGGACAGTGGGGAAGACCCATACAGTAAGTACATGGACAAGGAGGATACGGAGGAGTTTCTGGGGGGGAGGGTCTATTCTTTGGCGACCAAGTTGGAATTGATCTCTGATCGGATTGAGGCGCTGCAAAATGACTGAGGACTACACCATCGATCAGCTGTTTGAGTTCGCTCAGACAGTCGCGGCCCGCAAGGAAGCCGTGGAGCTTCAACTGGAGCTGTACGGCGGAGACGACCCTGCGGTACTGGAGCTACGGGAACAGCTTGAGGAGCGCCTGGAGAGCTTGCAGCGCAAGGAGGACGCCATCAATGAACGGGTAGAGGCGATCATGTCTGCGGCTGGCTGGAGTCCTGAACATGATTAACTTGCTCTTGGGAGCCCCTGGTGGGGGCAAGAGTTACGAGGCGGTCGCCTATCACGTTCTGCCTGCGCTCAGTGCGGGCCGGAAGGTCGTGACCAATCTTCCCCTGGTGTTGACGGAGTTCCCGCCTGAACAGCGGGTCCTTCTGGATATTCGGACGGAGGCCAAGGGCAAAGCAGAGCGGCGCACCGGCCTGGCGGCGGCTCTGGGCGAGGATGCGGACGAGGAGGTGTTTCGTCGTCCCTTCTCCACGGTCGAATGCTACGGGGATACCTGGCGGCATCCCGATACTGGTAGTGGGCCGCTGTATGTCATTGACGAGTGTCATATGTGTCTGCCCAGGGACAGCACAGGGCGCAAGGTGCGGGAGTGGTACTCCATGCACCGTCACGAGCTGGCCGACGTGCTGTTGATCACACAGAGCTATGGCAAGGTGTCCAAGGACGTCATCGACCTAGTGCAGGTTTGCTACAAGGTCCGTAAGGCAACGGCGTTCGGGACGAACAAGGGGTACATCCGCAAGGTGTTTGATGGGGTGCGCGGGGATTGCGTCAATACTGCCGCCCGGCAGTACAACAAGCGCTATTTCAAGTTCTACCGCTCCCACACTAAGACCAGCCAGGCCGGGGAGGAGCTGGCCGCTAGTGACATCGTGCCGCTGTGGAAGCGGTGGCCGTTCATCGGCCTCGGGCTGTGCGTGATCATCTTTGTCGGCATGTTGATCGGTGGCGCGAGCCCTAACCCCATGAAGGCAGGCAAGCCGGAGAAAAAGGCTCCCAACCCCTCTCTTGCCTCTGTCAGTCCTGGCGCTGTCCGTCCGCAGGGGAGCCCGCCTCCCGGAGCCGCGCGCACGGAGGAGCACGGCGGGAGGGAGGAGGGCGGAGCTGCGACACCTGGTCGTCATCAGACTGACGGGCATCCCTTCGCTGGCCTGGGGATTCATATCTCTGGTCTGGTGACCTTCGCGGGTAAGGCTCCGGTCTACGCCGTCACCATGTCTCAGAACGGACAGGCGATCTTCTGGACGACCTCGGAGGAGCTCGTGGAAGCGGGCTACCAGGTCAAGCGGATTAGCAATTGCGCCATGGGCCTCAAGTTCAAGGACATTGAGCTGGTCGCTGTGTGCGATGCACCGGTTGTTGGCATCACGACTGGGAGGGTGTGTTGACCGATAAGGGCAAGCGCACCGGTCCTTCCGATAGTGTTTGATTTTTCGTTACTCAGAAAAGTGTAACAGTAATTGAATATCCGTTACTCGTAACATAAAATAGAATCATCGAATCGGGAGGCGAATATGCGTGACGTAACGGATAACGTGACTGGCGAGCTGGATGTGGAAGTCAAGCGCGGTCGTGGTCGTCCTCGCAAAGAGGGCGCGTTGACCAATGCGCAGCGTCAGGCAGCTTTCCGCGCTCGCCGTCGAGACAATGCCGTTACCGTAACGAAAAAGGTGATCGCACCTGTCCAGGACGTGGACGCCTACGACGAATGCCGAATCGAGGTGGAGACGCTGCGTTCTGAACTGGCCGAGGCTCGCGAAAAGATCATGGGACTGTCGATCGGAATCGAGAACAAGCACAAAGCAATGCTGCGTGCTGAGCGTGAGCGCGATGAGGCATTGGCCGCTGCAAAGAAGGGTGCCGGGAAGTCTCTGGCGATCAATGGAAGCGATGCCGATGTTGTGGAGCTTTCGCTTCAACTTCTTGAAATTGCCTGCAAGCGCAAGACGATTGCGGGGCGGAATGCACTTTATAAGTCCACCGCCTGGAAGCGTGCCTTTGATCTCGTGCTGAAGCGTGAGTTGTATGAACGATTCTCCGACTGCGTCTTCGGCCCTGATCTTGATCCCGTTACGGGTAAGGTAGTAACGAAAAAGGGGGCTCAGTGATGACTGAGGGATGGCTGGACTTGACTTGGTGGGATGTGCTGGTCACTGTCGGCGTGACCTTCGGCGTGATCTTTGTCTGCTCCGCCGTCTTTATCTCCGCATTGCTGTCACGGGACGTCTAGCGTCAGGAGTGTCCGCGCTCGTCCAGAACCGCGTATTGCATTAAGCCAGGGCAATCCTCGTGGCGGTTGTCGAGCGGCTCAGCGAGGCTGGCGGGACCGAGTAGCGGGCGGCGCGGCTCGGTCGTTGCGAAGTCGTGGCCGGGCTAAGGCTCCCCCTCACTGCAAGCCAATCCCCGGCCTTTCTACTGCGATGACGCGTCTAGTGAAACCATCGACCGTAGTTCTTGGCGATGATCAGCAACACTGTCCCGACACCGGCCATCCAAAGCAGCTTGATAGTCCAGTGCCATTGCGCTCCGGGTAGCTCTGGCGGCTCGTTTCTCTGATCAGCGCCGTCGCGGCTGTTCTTGGGGCTCTCGGCGCGAAATGCTCTTGGGTTGTAGACGGCAGCCTTGGCTGCACGGTCTCCGTCCTTTTCCGGCCGACGCCACGCCGCGTCCTTTCGGGGCTTGCCGCTTTGCTGGTTGTAGCGGTCCCGCCACCAATCCCTGTCATAGATTCCCA